TTAGCGTACGCGCGACTGTTGGCGCTTGTGGGTTAGCGTTGATGTCCTTCATTTCACCTTAACCGCCGCCCGAGTTCCACGCTCGCGTGGCGTTTTGCTTTACATCGTGGGCATTGGTATATGGAGCTTCCTAATACCCTCGCCGAGGCGCTTGAGGCGCTGACTGTCGCCCGTGCTGACGCGCAGGCACTCGACACGCTGACTGCCGAGCACACGGCGACTTTAGCCGCACTTTCTGCAACGCAGACCGACTTAAGTGCCGCAGTGTTGGCGTTTCAATCGCTGACCGCCGAGCACACCTCAACGCTCGCAACTATGGCCGCTGCCGAACTCGACGCCGCTGCTAAGGCAAACGCAATTGTCGCAAATCTTGGCGTTGATCCCGTTGCCATCGTCGCCGCTGATTCGGTGCCCAAAACCAAAACGGAACTTTGGTCCGAATATAACGCGCTCCCAGTCGGAGCACGCAATGAATTTTACACGAAGCATCGTGACACCCTCCGCAGCTAAACCACTCTAAACTAACACTATATGTCCAACACAATCGCAGGTGTAAATCTCGCCCAAATCGCTCAGGAGTCGCTTCCTGCGCTGCAAGTTCTTTTTGCTCCCCTCAACGGCATCACTTACGATTTCTCCTCTGAGATCGCTGATCGTGGCGCAAGCATCACCACTCGTTATCCCGTAAACGTTACCGCGCAGGATTTAACGTCTGGGTTCTCCCGCACTGGCGTCCAGACAACTGCAAAAACCATAACCCTCGATAGTTACCCCGGGTTTGTCTATGGATTCAGCGACCTAGAAAGATCCAAGTCTTCGATCAACCTCAACGATTTGTTTGTGCAGCCAGCAATGCAAGCCGTTGGTGAAAGCGTGTTTGGCGCGTTGTGGAATCTGATTACCGCAGCAAACTTCACATCGACTCCGTTGACTTCGACCGCCGCAAACTTCGACCGCAACGATCTTGCCGATCTTCGTGCGCAGCTTAACCTTGCTGGCGCTCCTCAACAGGGCCGCGCGGTAGTTCTTTCGCCTGCGTATTTTGCGAGCCTGCTCAAGTCCCTTAACACGGCTGAGTTCCCCGGCTTCATTGCGCAGAAGGCTGAAGGCTTCATTCCTCGCGTTGCAGGGTTTGACGTTTACGAATCCACGCTTGCAGACGCAAACGGCGAATACCTCGCTGGATTTGCGTTCCACAAATCGGCGCTTCTGATGGCTGGTCGTTCCGTCAATGCCGACGGCGCTGTGCAGATGGGCGCTGAGATTGCTGACGTAGTGGTTCCTGGCATCAACCTGCCCGTGCAAATGCGCCGTTTTTACGACGTAAACACTGCGGAACTTGTCTACAGCTTCGGCATTCTTTACGGAATCCAGAAGGGCCGCTCTGAAATGGGCGTCCGTATCGTTTCCCAGTAAACTTAACCGGGGCGGGGGTTTAATCGCCTCCGCCCCTTTGAATTATCCAATTATGAGCGCAAAACTGACAATCGTCACCCGCGACAACGAAGTAATTCTGACCTCTGATAATTACGGCGAGGCAGTCGAACTTTACAAGGCATGCAATGACGCCGGGTTAATTCGGCTGTTTATTCTAGCCGAGCCTGACCGCGAAAAACGCAACAAGCCGCAAGCAGTAGCACCCGCTGCCAAGCGCAAGAAGACTGACTAATGGGAATGTGGTTTGACGCCGCGGCAAATGCACTCGCCCAGTCCTTGGACTTTATGGGCGAGGAATTTGATTATCTCGGCCAGACCTACAAGGGCGTGATTAACGAAACCAACACGTCGGAAGTCCTTAATTTTGGTGGGTTTGAGACGCATATCAGTTGCGAGATCTACATGCAAAAACGTGGCTTTCCAACACCGGAGAAAGGCGACCGACTAACCATCCGTGGCGTTGAGCGTCGCATTGTGCGGACCGCTGATCACCCAACCGCGTGGAGCATTTATCTGGAGGACGTTTCTCGATGATCGGCGGCATTTTAGCGGCAGCGATTGCAGACGCACTTAAGGCCGAGTTTCCCAACATCTACGTCGGGGAGCCGCAGGACAACGAACGTATTACATCGCCAGCCATCTTGTTGCAGCTTCGCTCAGACTCGGTTGTGGGCTCGCCGCTAGGCCGTGGGCAGTTAACCGTCATTGCAGTTTCGCAAGCCGACGACACAACGCCAGCGGCTCACGTTGCGTTTGTAGCGGCTGTGGATACGTTCATGCGCACCATTTCGATTACGTCAACCGTCGTGCAACTCGCTGGCATTGTAGCGGTATCAGACGATTCCGCGCACGCCGAGCGACACTGGCAAACTCCATTACAGTACATAGTTGGATTCTCACCTCTCTAAAAATTTATGAGCATCACATTTGGAGCCGACACGTTCGGCGTAACAAAACCATCCGGCTACCTGCAAGAGTCGTCCGAAGATAAAACCATCGAGATTGCCACAATCCGTGACGAACTTGGCAAAACGCTTGTGGCTCAAGCAAAACCACGCTCACAAACCATCACGACGGTGAAGACCAAATCCGACGCGGCCCTTTTAACGGTGCCGAGCTCGGGAGACTTCAGCGGCGCGACGATAACAAGCTCAAAAATGAGTCAAACCAATGACGACTTTTCGACCTCGGAGGCAACCTACACCCTTCACGAATAACATTTTATGGCTACTTTTGGCATTACTTTGGTGACATCGTCTGGGATTGTTGTTGAGTCCGTCGACGTCGAACACAAGTCCGAATTTAAACGGCTTGTGGGTAGCGACGGGACTCAATTTCAGACGCACATTTACGATGGATCTTTTGATTTTTCGGCACGAGGCAAAGGCACAAACCCTTTCAGCGTCGGGATAGGTAATCTTGGAATCAGCGCAGTAACCGGCAAAGCGTTTGTCACCTCGGCAAAACGCAATTCCAAAAACGACGATTTTATCGGCTGGGAAGCGTCGGGCGTCTCTTATCAGTACGCGACTTAACCGCGCACAGCGCAAACAATTATGAGCATCAACTTTGGAGCGTCTGCGTTTGCTGCAACTGTGCCTGCAGGGTATCTGCAAGAGTCGTCGTTTGAAGTCACACAAGAGTTGAACATCATCAAAAACGAAGACGGCGCGGTTGCTCAAATTTTGCCAAAGTCTCGCACCAAAACTGTAACGCAAGTGCTGTCAAAGGGCGACGTTGCGCTTTTGACCGTGCCAACTGGCATCTGGTCAGGGCAACAATGCACGGGGGCAAAAATTAGCCAAACTAACGACGATTTTAGCCTATCGTCGGCAACTTTTACACTTTTGGAATGACTTTTGGCGTTACCATTGCAGGCAGTTACGGAGGCGTTGCCGAGGCCGCAGAGGTCGAACACGTTGCCGAAATTAAGCAGATCATCGACGAGGACGGCAATTTTGCAAAGGCGCGAACGCTCTATGTCACGCAACGGTTTTCGGTGTCGGGACGCGGCAACACGGTGCCGTTTTTAACCGGGCTAACCAGTCAACCGCCGACCGGAATCAGCGGCACGGCGTTTGTGGAGACCGCAAGGCAGACGACCAAAAACACAGATTTCCCCGGTTGGCAATACAGCGGAGTAGCCTATCAATTATTATGATAACACAAGGACACACATACCACGTAGTGGTTGACCACGAAGACGTTAGGCGTTCACCTAACACGGACATGGCAGCGGCTTGGCATTCGCTTGGCGGCGCGTTTGGCACTCCGCAGCTTGAGAAGGTTGTTGAGAATGGAAAACACTTTGCAACGTGGGTCTACGATGGCACAGAACCGCTTACATTTCCGTCAGGCGCAATGACGTTTGAAGAATTCAAAAAAGCGTGGAACTCGCTTGAATGGTGCCAGGCTAACGAATGGCATCCTGTGGCAATCATGCGAGCATTTCGCGACAACTCTCGCGACATGAAGCGGCAGGCGCACGAGATGGCTACGGGCGTGCGGCTGCGCAAGGGGCTGACAACGGCGGTCGTGTACGATCACTCGCCGGAATGGTTAAAACAAGACGCTGCTAAACTTGTATGAAAAACCCATTTATCACATCCACCACGGCGCTCGGTCCGCTGACGTTACGCGACCTCACCGCGCAGGACTGCATCAGCATGGCGGCGCTGGAGTCCGCTGGATTTTCCAACCTCGAAACGATCGTCGCCATGATTTGGCTCGCATCGCAACCGACTAAGGACGTTGAGCAGGCGATCGGAGACGGCACCGCTGAGTCGCTTATACGGGCATTTGTGCGAGTGTTTCCATTTCGGCTGCTGGAAGATGCGGGCGCATGGGTAACCGCGCAGAAGTCTGCGCAGGCTGACGCTCAGGTAACAATCATCCCCAAATCTGACGATACCGACCCTAAAGCACCAAAAAACTAGTGGGGCCGGGGTGGGCTGAATCCTTTGTGCTCACCTTGGCCCGTGAAACTGGATGGTCTGAGGATTTCATTTTGCGACGAATACCCATGAGCAAAGCCTTAAAATACTGGCACGCGGCAGTTTGGGGGCAAGGTGCGTGGACGACCAAAGAGACGCACGCAGATCCCAAGCAACGGGCTAGCGTTGAAGAATTACTTGCCGCCGTCCGTACTAGTAGGGAGGACGATGAAAGCTGAAATTGATTTTACAAAAGGCAAAGCCGAGTTTGATCGTTTTTTGGCGATGTCCCTAGCCGTCACAACCAAGTCAGCGCGCGAGGTTGTAGAGACAAATTTTCGCGGCGTTATGCGCTGGGTTTACAGCGTCACTCCGCCTATGGGAGGTCGTGGCGCTTCGACGCAAATCAAGGTCAAGGTACGTGCAGATGGCACGGCAACGAACACCTACAGCGTGGATTTTGACAAAGGCAAACGCCAAGGGCAACGCGCAATCTTTGGCGACGTACATCGCGCATTTAGGCCGATTCCGGACGACCGCAAACAATGGCTCGCGAGCAAAAAGGGGCAAGCCGCTTTGAAAAACATCTACGGGCCAACAGCAATCCCAGAGCTTTTGCGACAATCGCCAGAGGCGCTTTATTCGTGGTACGTCTCAAAGCAAAGCCGTGATAAGCATTTTAGAGGCAATGGATTCCGACGCGCATTTGCTCGCGACATTGAGTCGGTTTATCAACGCGCATTGAAGCAGCAAGGCGCGACCGCAGCCGGCTGGGTTGCTGGCACAATAGGTGCCAAAGCGGGCTCGGTGCCGTCTTGGATTCGAAGACATACCGGCAGCAACTCGGGATCTTATACGGAAAAATCATCGCCTACAGAGTTGATTCTGGAAGCGCTTAACCCATCAAATCACGCGGATTCTAACCGTATCCAAGGGCAATTAAATTCCGCTTACCAGATGCAGGCCAACACTATGGCGCGAGCATTGGCGGCTTACCTGCGCAACAAATGAGCTTTTTCGCGTCACTCGGGTTGAAATGGGATGAGTTCAAAAATGGCATGGACGGGGCACGTGCCGAGGTGGACAAATTTTCTCAAAAGGTCAACAACAAGGGCATGTTCGCCGACTTTCAAAGTCGCACGGGAAAGCTTGGCGACGCGGCGCGTGGGATTGGGCAGAGCCTCGCAGGCGGTAACGCTCTTGGCGCCATTGCGGGCACTGAAGCCGCGCTCATGTCAATGGG